GAGCAGGCGATACGCAGTAAGAGTCGAGTGCCATAACGCCAAAATCCAGGCCGTTGAAGGTGCATTTCTTGATACCGCAAATGCTGTTCGTTGCAATCACGATCTGGTTACCCAAGTCCTTTGTCTCTTCGGTCCAATCGAACCGAAGCCCCGTTCCCGGAGATCCGAACGCGCAAACAGCCGCCTGGTTTCCCAGGAAGAGCTGCCGAGCAGCCGTCAAGGCACCTGTCCCATAGTTATTGAAAGTGATGATGGCCTTGTGCTTGTGAAGCACCACGTCGTTGTACATGCCGAGCGACCCAGTGAATATCGGGTTACTGCGGCCTTCAGCCGTGGTTGCGGCTTTTTGAATGTCGAGCCATTGGCCCGTTGCCGCGTTGGTCCTCACATCGTAGGCCGAAAACGGGTGCATCACGAGCACGTAATGCTCTTCGCCGTTTATCATGATCGGCTGGATCTGAGGGATGGCCTGAGTGCCACCGCCCATCATTTCGGAAACCGCCACGGCCTTGTCGATGTCGGTCAGGCTCAGCTTATCGCCCGCCGTAATCGCCGCTGCGTTGGCCACGCCGCCTGAATAAAGCAAGTGATACTGGTCGGGCGCGGTAAGAGCGTTATTCGCAAATCCCGTGTACGAGAGCGGATAAACGAAATCCGGATTCACGCCACGGGCGCCTGAGAGGTACATAAAGAAGAGTTCGTCGAATACTCTTGCCCACCACTCAGAGATGCGCTTTCTCGAAATCGCCCTCAGATCATGCAGGGTTCTCTTCCTGGTCATCCTGCCGCCTGCATTGACCCCATCCCTTAGCTGGTCGATGTAAACGGTATCGGTGGCAAACTGCAGCGCCTCTTCTTTGTTCTCCAGCGGGGCATCCCCCTCGACGGGTTGCATCTTGAGCTGGTAAGAAAGGTCATAGGTGATCTGCTCACCTGCGTTGTTAGTGAGTTCATCCAGACGCTGGATCGGCATCATGGACTCGGGGCCTACCCCCATAAATTTCCGGTTGAAATAGCTCGTTCTACCGACATCGACGGCGAGCAATCCGGAATACCGCTTGACTGCCATCGGGCTATTAAGCCCAATAATTGTTCTGGCCATAGAGGGCCTCCTTGATTATGCGGCCCTCCTGAGCCTGTTATTGGCAAAATGATTGCTGCTCTTACATGACGTTCCGGCCGATTGGGATGACCTCACCTTCCGTACTGACTTTTTTAATCGGAATCGACCGATGCGCTTCTATCCTTAACCGGGTGCGTTGTCCGTTTTTGCGCTCAATCGTAATAACGATCCGGCCAAGATCTATGTCTATTTTCTCACCACATATCATGTCCAAAAAAAGAGCCATGCAAAAACCTCAGTTACAAGTAGTGCAAGCTCCTGCTGACCCGGAGCAATAACCGAGCGTCTTACCATCGGCTTTCCAGCACGCCCCCACCCCTGCCGATCCTCCTGTGCCGATAACTGCCGGCCCTGCCGCCGGGACAAAAGTTGCCGGGGCCGTGGTACAACTAATCAGTGTCCCTGCCGCCGTATAGGTGCATAGATCGCCGTTTGTTAGCGTTCCCGGAAGAAGCCCCAGGGCCGGCTGGAACGATGCCGGGTTCGTATTGCATGAAATCAGGGTTCCGCTTGATGTGTAGGTACAGAGATAACCGTTTGTCAGTGTGCCGGTGTTTAAATTTGCGACGGAACCGCCGCCGACAATTATCCAAGAGGTGCCGTTCGTTTTCATCAACAGGTTATAGCTGCCTCCACCAACCGAGCAGGCAGTCGAAGACTCGCAATCGACAACAATTATGTATTGCTGCGAAGGCAAGAGTGGAGACGGCCTGTTCGCTACTGTGTAGCTGATGAGGTCCGCAAAACCGAGCGCTGGAATCAAAATCAGCGCCAGTAGTAAAATACCGAGGAATGTAAATAATCTTTTCAAGGTGGACCTCCTTACTTAGTTGTTGGTTTTAAGCCGTTTCGCGACTCCTTAGCCATCGTTTCTCCTGGTCAAGCGTGAGCCTTGCCAGCGCCTTTTCGTATTCAACCCCGCCTTTTTCTGCGAGAGCGTCAAGCTGTGCGAACTCGTTTTGCGCGGTATCATTTCCCTCGGCTACAGGCAGGCCGGTCAGAGTTTTCGGCAAATCGGTCCTTTCACGCGCAGGTATTTCATTCTTGACGAGAGGATCACCCCCGGCGCCGTTTCCAGGTTTCCCTGGAGGAGCCGTGATCGTGCCTCCCATCAGTTTCGTCAATTCTTCATGGGCTTTATTAAGGGCCTCGTATCCCGCAAGCCTGTTTTCGCCGGCGTCTGCGTCCACCTGGGCGAGAACTCCTTCCAAGACTTTCATAAGCATGGGATTTTGCAGGTATTCCTTATGCTGGTTGAAAAATACGCTCTGGTCGTGAATCCAGAGTTGTTCAGATAGTTGCTGGTTCTGCTTCTGATTTAATTCGTTCTCGTGGAGGGTCTGCTTGAGTTCGAACTGCCGGTCTTTGAGCGCGTCCTTTTGCTCGTCGAATTCATCGAGACTGAGGTCCCCTGCGTTCAGCTTCACGCGGAGATCTTTTATCTTGTCCGGGATAGAATCGAGTTCGGTTTGAGCGGCTTTGACCTGTTCTTCGGGCATGGCCTCAAATTTAGGCGCGAACACTGGAGGCGGCTGGAAATCGTTTGCCTTTGCAGGCTCCAGGGCCGGTTTCTTTTCGCCTTCGCCTTTGGTGTCAACGCCGGTATTGACCGCCTGGTCCTTTACTTCGAGCGGCTTGTCGGCTCCTTGCGCTGCCGCTTGCTTGGCCGCTACCTCGTCGGGGATTACCTCTTCGGGCATCCCGCCTTCATCGGGTCCGAGCGTTGTCTCGAGACCTTTTCGTTCTTCCTCGGTCATGTTCGCGAGTTCTTCGGGGGTGAATTGTTCTTTCATTCTGATTGCTCCTGCTGTGGTTTATTGGCTGCGTTCGCCAGTTTCACTCGTTCGATTCCGTGCCGGTGGTCCTTGTCCATGGCATCGCCCACGGTTTTAGCCCTGGCCACGTCGAGTTTGCCCTGATCTATCCCCGGCTTTGCAAGAAGCGCCTGCTGATGCGCCTGCTCGGTCTTGGCCTTCTCTTCGGTAAGGGCTACGGTCGCCAAGGTCTTCCGGGTCCCGGCTTTTTGAGCCTCAAGGCTTGCAATCTGAGTCTGCTTTGCAAGTTCCTTCTGCTCGGCTTCTTCCTGCTTTTGCGCGGCAAGCTGCTGATCGGCTTCGGAGGGTTCACTTTGACGGTCGCCCTGGCCGTTCAGTTTCCTGATCCGGGCAACAAATTCATCAACTCCAGGGACATCGGAAAGCTCTATCACGAGGTCAAGGAGGTGCAGTTGAACGTCGCCCGGAAGGTTCTGCATCATCTCGCTCATTTTCGTAAACAGTGCTTCCCTGGCCGATGCGTGCCACTGCTGTTCATCTACCTTGAAATCGGCTTGTGAAGCCGTGATGTCGTTTATCTCCGTCTCACCCTGCTCGTTTTGGTACTCCTCATTTATGAGCATGAAATCAACATCGCCCTTGTTCCCAGTGATCCGGACCATTTTGGGTTCGTCGTAGAACTGCTCGATGAGCGAGAGTTGCTTTTCACCCTGAACCTGGAAGGCGTAACGGTAGTTATCGAATATCTCGACGGTCGTAATGGCGCCCTGGCCTTGGCGCGATTGAATGGCGAGTCCTGAAGCGGCGTTTGTTTCCCGGCCCATGTTCTCGTCGGTGACTCCGGAAACGTCCTGGATGTATTTGGCGTCGTCGTGCATGAGCGAGACTTGCTCCTCGACGAGAGCGGTGTTGTTTCTTATTTCAAATCTCACAGTTCCGGGTTTGATTTTTATCTGACCGTCAGGACGTGCAACTTCCTCGGCGAGTTCGTCCCAATCATCTACGGCATTATTGTCCGCAATGACCTGGTTGGTTGAGAGGATAAAAATTGCCTTGCTCAGACGCTTATTGAGATCTTCCTGAGGGCTGCGGAGATTCCGGGGAACCCCGTAAGGGGTATTGTCCCGGCCCCTGCGGTAGCACCAAATCGGGGTGAACGGAAACCTGTTATGCCGGTACGGACTTGGAATATCCTGAAGCATGAAGTCTGGCACGAAAATTGCGCACCGGACCATCATCTTCGTAGCGTCAACCGCCGTGGCATAGCCCTCATTTAAAAGCCTCTGGTGAAAGGGGTCCTGAGCGTTGAAAACTTCGCCCTGGTGCCTGGGAAAGCCATGGAGAATCTGAACATTAGCTGGTTCCCTATACCAGCATTCGATTAGCCGTACGCGCTCGCGCCGGTTGTTCACATTGAAAATATCGTCGAAAAGAGTCTGCCGGTATGTGTGGCCATCATGGATGCGGTGCATATTCAGCCAATAGAATTCATCGTCGTCTGTCCCGTAAAGATTGCTGGCAATGGCTGCGGCCTTTATCTGGTTTGCCCGATCTGGGAACATGGCGATCCCAATATCGAGATCCACCCATTTCGACCTGAAGATATAGCGCCCGTCCTGGACATCTCGCTTTAAAGCCAGGTGGTCCCACCACATATTCCTCCAGGATTCATACTCGGACATCAGGAGTTCTTCGTCCGGATCGTTCCGGATAGAATCTTCGAGCCAGCCTACGCCGACCTTGATTGCATCTTTCAGAGCGTATGACCTGGAAAACTCGGCCTTATTCACGTCCTGGACATATTTCAGGAGGTCCTTTTTTACTTCGGCGGACCTGATTTGGTCCTTGTGGCGGGGAAGCACGTTAAAATCGGTGCGCATCT